CGTTTGAATTTGGTTTAACTGTAATTTCAATAACGTTGGAAACAGCATTTCTTATATTTGATATTGAAGCTACGTTTAATGAGTTTAAAGTTACTTGACCTGTTTCATAATTAATAGTACCTTGTGTATTGTTAGCATAAGTTTTAACACCACTTACTAGAAAGTATCTTCTAACGTTACCATTACTATCATCATCTAAAAACATTTCATTATCACTGCCTGTAACTTTAAAACCAGTTGATGATAAAACACTTGAATGACCTGAATGAGGATTATAAATTGCATTTCTAAAATACACATCGTATTTTGTTGAAGACGCTATAGTTGGTGTAAAATTCTTTCTCATATTAATAGTTGTTATGTTAGATAGTATACTTGTATCAACATCATCTATTAAACCTGTTAATTTAGAAAATCTAAACACACCATCAAATTTTTGTAAAGTAGTTGTGTTATAGTTTGTAACAGCCGTAACTATTTCTGACTTAATAGTGTCAGCAGATTTACTAGTACCTTTTTTATCGTACTTAGCTACACTTGTTAACATAATTGATGTTGTTTCTGGATCAACTATTGCTGGTCTAACTGAAGCTACGTTGTAAGGTATTAATCCTTTTACAATAGAGGCCTTTGTTGTTTCTGTTAAAGTAGAACCTGAAGCTGCTTTGATAGCAATGTTTACAACACCATAAACCGGTGTTTCATCGTCTTCTCCTCCCCAAGCACTAACTGATAATGCATTAGGATATAATGTCTTAACTATTGATTCATAATCTGTAGCTGTAACTGCTCTATCTTGTGCTGTATATTGTAAAGGCGCATTAAATCTTATAGACTCTTTTGTTTCGGCCTCTGATCCGCCTTGAGCATTTGCTTTAGTAGATATAGTTACGTTACTAAAAGCACCGATACTACCGGCTAACTCAAAAGTTTTAGCACCGTTAGCTTCAGTTTTGTTTGTAACGATATATTCTAATATAACTATATTACCATCTTCTAATTTTTTACCAATAACATCATCACCAAAATAAACTTCAAATTTACCGTTATCTGTTTCTTGTAAAAAGTAAATTTTAGATGTATCTGTTATATTTCTTAAACCTGTAGCTAATGTGTAAGTGTTTAATGTTGAATCTGATACAGAGTTTTGAACTGTTACTTTTAAAGTAGAAGTATCAGCATTTAAATTTTGTATTATATACTTTTGATCTGTATCTGTACTATCAACTGTATATTTAAAAGTAACTAAAGTACCTTCGTGTAAATTAACGTTTGAAAATTTATAAACACCATTTGAAGGTGTAATTGTAATATCTTCATTAGTTAAAAAGTTATAACCTGTGCCATCTACTGAACTTGTAAACGTTGTACCTTTATTCATTAAGATACTTGAACCTGAAGCGTTGTTTACTGTTATGTCAATAGTTGATACTGGCGCTCTAACAGATGATGGTGTATATCCTATCATCTTTGCTAATGCAACTATATTTTTTCTTATGTCTGCACTATCTAAATAAGTTTCGTTAACTAACATATTAGCATTGAAGCCAAGATAGTGTGTGTTGTATGCTAATGTATCTAAAAGAACGGCAAAGCCTGATCCTTCAAAATTATAGTCTGAAAATTCTGGTTGATTTTGTAAAAATGTTTTTAAATTTGATTTTACGTTATCAAAGTCAAAATCAGATACTACTAGTTTATTGCTTGCCATTTTATCTTAATCTTTCTAAAAATGTTTCTACTGTTATCGGCTCCGATGAACCTATAACATAGAACATAATTGTTAAATGATAACTATTTCTATCTAAATTTGGTCTAGCTAAAATTTGTACTAATTTTATTCTAGGTTCAAAATTATTTAGAACTTCGCCAACTTTTCTTTGTAAGTTAAGTGCTGTAAGAGGTGTCATTGGTTCAAATAACATTCTTCTAACATCACTGCCAATTTCTGGATGAAAAGGTCTCTCAAAGTGAGAAGTATTAATTAAATTTCTAACACTTCTTTTAACGGCCTCTACATCGGTCAATTTATTTACATCACCTGTTACTACATTACGACCAAAATTCAAATCCAAGTCTTTATAGATTCTATTTGCTCGTTTACTGTTGTTAGTGTTACTACTATCAAAATTTGGCATTACGTATATATTTATACGTTAACCAGCAAAGATATTTGAAGAACCTGAAGTCATTGCTCCAGCGTCTGTACTATCACCTATTCTAGCTATTGGACTACCACAGACTGAAACTGTTGAACTGCCTACATTAACGTTTGCAACGTGAGGGGCACAAGGAGGTGCCGGTGGGAAAGGGTGACTTACTGTTGGGTCACCCACTCTTGCGATTAATATACTATTTGCCCGAACTGTACTTTGGCCAGGCGTATCTAGTGTTGTTGTACCAGTACATGCGTGACCGGTACTTAAACTATCGCCTTTCCTACAGATTGACGGCATTTATCTCCCCATTTCTCTTAAAGCTTTAGCAGCCGCTCTTGCTTTTTCTACTCTGGCCGCTTCTCTAATTTTTCTACCAACTGGTATTTGTATAGAGGTGCTAATATTTTTACCTTTTTTACTAATATATTCAGCTCCTATCCATTTATCTTTAAAATCGCCTTGAACTGACATTATTGCCTTCTTTAAACTCATCGCTTCTTTTTCTTTTTCATCACCTGCTTCATTCCAAAACTTAAATATTCTCATTTTTGACATTTTATTCTCCATTATTTAATATTATCATATTTTACAGTATCTTCCCAATTATCATCATGTTTTTCACAACGACAATATGTACAACATACGGTTTTTTGTGATTCTCCGTAATCTTGTAAACAATTTTTGCCACAATGCGATTCGTGTCCACAATTTTGACAATAAATTTGTGAATTTACCATAATATTATTTATAATTAAAATTTACAAGACATTTGAGCATGTTTTAGCTCAGTTTCACTTAAATTTTCTTTATTTTTTAGCGCTGATTCGCTAATTTTTTCTAAATCCGGCTTAATTTTACAATCCTCAACAGTTTTTGAACAGGAAACCAGTACAAAAAGTGAACAAACTGCAATTATTTTAATTATTTTCATATTTTACGCTTTTTTTTCTTGACTTTACTGTATTTATCTGGTATAGTGGACGAGTAATATGAAAAAAACAAAAGGATACACTATGAAAAAAATAATAGAATACATGTCGGTAATAATGGCGACAGTCGGTACTTTAGCAATGGTTGGTGCCGTAGGTTCAATTGAAATAGACAAATATTTACAAGGTGCTTCAATGACCTTGATAGGTGTTGCGTCTTATATCTTAGCTTTATATGCTCAAGAATTATACAAGGAGGACAAATAATGTCATTAGTAACTAAAAACGCAACTTCTTTAGATGAAGGAGTTAAGAATATGATGAACGGCGCCAAAGAAGATTATATTTCTTGGACTACAGATAAAAATGGTAATGTTTCAACTTACTCACAAGAACAAATTGAGAATTGGGACAATATGATTAAAGTATCACAAGGTAAAAAGTATATGAAAGTTGTAAAAGAAAACGGAGTATTTGCTTTTATCGTAAAAGAAGACTTTAAACATTTTAAAAAAGGCGACATATTAAAGGCTGCTGGTTTTAATGCTCCTGCACTAAACAAAGCTAGAGGTAATGTACTTGACGGTAATTACCATGTTAGATGGACTGGTCCTTTGTATATGGATTCACAATCAAGATTGAGAGGATAATTATGACAAAAGAATATAATAAGTCAAGACGAGTATTTGAAAAGATCGTTAATCCGTTATTACTTAAACATATGTTAGACCCATTTAAATATCAAGGGTCTTGTATAGCGGCTGGCATACCAATTAAATATTTAAAGTATTTTAAAATGGTGTCTGCACAAAAAAATGCTAAAAAGGTTAGATACAGATATAGAGGAAAATCAGGTTTGAAAACACAATACAAAACTGGATTACAAATGCATTATATCAGACCTCAATCTTTCTGTCATATGGATGGCGCTGATACTTTTAGTTTGTATTATAGAGATCCAACAAACAACTATTTTAGATATAGTTAATTAACTATCTTTAATACGTTTTCTTAAATCTGTTGAACTAAATCTATGTTCACGCTTATTGTAAACTATCTTTATATGTTTCTTAACGCATATATCTTTACCAGTAAAATTCTTACCTTGATATTCTTCTCCAATAATTCTAACTGATATATTATACATGTTTAGTATATCTTCTAAATCTTCTTCCGTCTGATAAGGTATTACCTCATCAACATATTTTATAGCATTAAGTTGTATACTTCTCTCTACTAAAGATTGTACTGGTTTATTTTTTGTATCTGGTCTGTCAAGTGTTGGATCAGTTTGTAATCCTACAATCAAGTAATCGCATTCATCTTTGGCGTCTTTTAACATCTGTACATGACCAGCATGTAATAAATCAAAAGTACTGCATGTAAATCCTACTTTCATTTTTTCTCCTTTTCTTGCACTCTTTGACTATTAAATCCGTGCAACTTTATATAATTTGCAAGCCATTCATGGCCTTTTTCATTTGGGTGTGGGTTACTTTTTTCAATAACATAATCATAATTAATTGTTCCTTTTGGTGCTAGACCAACTGGTTTACCATATATATCTGTAAACCAAACCTTTTGATCATAATCTCTATTAGCAGGATTAAAAGTAGATGTAGGTATATTATTAGCCAATCTATCTTCTACTCCCCAATCTTTGTGTATTTGTAAATCTCCTACAACAAAACCACCTTCTTCATTAAATATAGGCCAACCAATAAAGTTTTTCATATGTTTATATTGTGGTGAGTTTTTAATTACATTAATACATTCTTGTCTTATTTTTTCATAGTTACCGCCTTCACTTTTAAATTCATATTCATAGATATGATCTACAAATAAAGAAATCATTTGAAAATGTCTATATGGTATTCTATGTTGTTCCATCAAATTCTGAAAAGCATACATGTACCTTAAACTATCTAATATCCAACCTCTTATATCTCCATACATATTAGGTTTTGTATCAGCCCAATCTAATCTTTTCTTTTGCCAATTAACTCTTTGTGATTTTGACCAGGCTGCAACACATAAACCTATTTCTTTTGGATCATTTTCTAAAACATAATCTTGTATAGATGAATAAATGTATTTTTGTCCTGCACCATTTAATCCTAATGGTACTAAATCCATATCTAATTGTTTTGCTAGTATTTCTCCCCAAGTAGGAAAATCATCACATTGTTTTCCACCTGTAGCATTGATTTTTTTAACATAATTAATATCTGTAAAACTACAACCTGATATTAATAACTTTTTTCTCATTACTTTTTCTCCACACTAGTTGCTACACCTTTTTCTGTATCTATCCACTCTACTACTTGTGTATATTTTTTTGACTTGGCACATGTAGTCCTACAGGCATTAGGTCCTATATTCTTTGATAAGTTATCTGCAAATTCTTTCCACTCTTTTGACTTTAGTATATCTTCTATAGAGTTTGTATTATCTATTGTACTTACTTCTAACATCTTTTGCATTCTAGGGTCGTTCATTGTTTTAGGATCGTCCATTCTACAACAAGGTATTAATACACCTTTGTTTGTAACTGCCAAAGCAATTGCGTCTTTAAAACATAAAGGGTCTAATTCAATATCACCCTCTGCCCATTCAGATTGTCCACCTAAATGATTATCGGTAACTTTAGTCATTCATTGTTCTCCTAGTTTTTGGCATTAACCAATCGTTATCATCTGTCCATCTTGCACTATTAACTAATATAAAATCCACTTCATTATCTTTGGCCATCTTCATTGCTTTATCAATACTCTTTTCATTGAAACTGAATATGATAAACTGCCATAGAGGTTTTGTTTTTAAGTATTTCTTACTCTCTAACATAATCTTAAATAGTTTCTCACCATCTTGATTAACTCTATACTGTTTACTTTCTTCAGGCATGCCATCTATACCAAATATCCAATTTGCTTTAGGGTTGGCCTTAAATGCCTCTATATAATGTTTCATAGGTTTTAAAGATGAGGCTAAGTGTACCTCAACTTTAGTACCACGATCTTTTGCAATCGTTAATAATTCTTTTATTTTAGGGTGGTGTATAGGGTCTGAATATTGACCACAAAAAGATATTCTTGGAAACCAATCTAATATCTTATTATATTCTTCTATTGTTAAATCTCTACCAGGTACTTTTAAACCTTTATTAGTAAAACTTCTTTGTCTACCACATCGTAAACATTCTAATGGACATCTATGAGATAAATCTATGTTAAGACGTTTATGTCTTCTATCAAAGAAAGAGTTTTCTTGTATTTTAATACCGTGTGCTTCCTCGGTACCTTCAATTTTTTGTCTATTCGTTTCAGCCATAATATAAAACTATTTAGTTAAATACTAAAAGACGTTCCACAGCCACATGATGATTTACTATTTGGATTTTCAAATACGAAATTACTACCAAATATTTCTTCTTTATAATCTAATATCATGCCGACCAGATAAATCTCGTACATGTCATCTATTATTAATATATCATCAACAACTATATCATTATCTTCTTTTGAGTTTTCAAAACTCCACTTATATTCAAAGCCAGCACAACCGCCACCTTTAACTTCTAATCTTATAAATTTGACGTTGTGCTTGGCCTTTAATTTTTCTAAATGATCAAGAGCGTCATTTGTTAATTTTATCATACTATTATTTATGCACCCTTACTAAACGCTTCCAGATACAAGTTGTATTGTTCTTCATCTAAACAAAAAATTTCACCTGTACTATTTGGATATTGTCTATTCATCATCATTGCTGTTGCTTGAGCCTGTTCGTGACATTCTCCATAACTAGCAAAAGGTTTTGGTGAATCTAAATTCTGACATTCGCCAAACATACAAAATACGATAACTAAAAAATATTCTCCCATTTTACTTCTCTCCTAGTCTAATCAGAGTTATAATTCCGATTTTTCCGATTTTTTTTATTAACTTTACTTAAAGTGGCCTTCTTAACATTTTTAACACTTTTTAATATCTTCTTACAGATACCATACCAATAGATACCACTATCTCTTAACGCTTCATTGGAACTTCGTAATCTCTCCAATTTACGTTCTAAAACGTCTAGTCTTATCTTGGTAAGTTTCTTCGTGCCATCATGTATTTTTTCAAGAGTGGTAATTATATTATCAATATCAGTACACGTATAATTAGGTACTTTAGGTGATTTCTTTTTTAATGCCATTAAGGCATACTTAGCCATTTTTGCCATGTAATCCTTCTTCTTGTTTTTTTTACTATGTGACCCTAGAGCCATGCCATAGTCATTCCGTAATTCAGCACGGAACTCTACTGTATAAAAAAAGCAATTCAACGATTACATAATGTATAATGAAATATACAGTGATGAAACACTGCAATACTATTTATACTTTTTGAACTGATTGTAAAGTAAATATGTGATATGCGTCCTTATGGACCTAGGAGCTTTCCTGACGGAACTACACCGTTATGTATAAACTATTATAACACAGCAAGGTGTGACAGTTTATACTTCTAAATACTTGTATGGAATGGATGACCAACGATAAACCAAGAAGTTGTCCTGATAGTAATAATCATTTTAAATATCAGAAAGAATCTGATCCTTTATACTATCAGGAACATAACGCTTTTAATGACGAAGAAATAAAACGTATAATAGATTGCGAGAAAAACGATCCTTGGTTACTTGAAAGATTATACCACTATATGAATAAAGCTAATGATAAAGGTTGGCATTATAGTATAGATGGTGAACAAATACAATTACATAATTATAAACCAGGTAATCAATACATGTGGCATAGAGACGGTATTGTAGGCCATAATAGTGTAATAAAGAACCTTGCTGATCCATTACATAACCTGACTAG